TGATAAAGCCGATAATTTACCCATTAAGGATAAAAAACGGCTTAAAAATGAAAGAACTCATTTATCCGTTCCCATACACCAAGAAGAAGGAGGACAAATAATGGCAGAAAAAATCGAAATTACAGACAGAACGTTACAGGCAATTCAGACCGAACTGAAAGCTCCAAAAGGGCAGTATAACAAGTTCGGCAATTACAAGTATAGATCCTGTGAGGATATCTTAGAAGCGGTCAAGCCGATACTCGCAAAGCACGGTGCAAATTTAATCCTCACAGATGACATTGACATGATAGGCAATAGATTTTACGTGAGAGCAACCGCTGTGCTCAGACTAGGCGAAAAGGTTATCGGAACATCAACAGCATTTGCGAGAGAACCGGAGGATAAGAAGGGCATGGATGCGTCACAGATTACCGGAACAGCATCAAGCTATGCGAGAAAGTATGCACTCAACGGCTTATTACTGATTGACGATACCAAAGACGAGGATAGTAACGAGCTTAGGGAGGAAAAAGCCACAAAGGCAGCAACATCTCAGAAAAAGATTAAGACCGAAGAGGAAATGAAAGCGACAGAGACACAGACGATCGACAGCTTAGCTCTTACGGCGGTCAAGGCGAGGCTTGCGGAAACGTCAAAGCAGCTTGGCAGGACATTAGACGAAGAAGCGCTCTGTAAAATGATCGGATGCGAGTCACTCGACAAAATGACATACCCACAGCTTCGCATCCTTAACGATAACATCGACAAGTGGATGGGAGTGAAGAAATGAAGGGCAAATGGCACGGACAGCCGTATCACGATTACGCAGGCGGCAAGTGGCTGTTGACCTTCGAAACATCCGAGATACCTACGATCTATGACAAAACCAAAGACAAAGAGCTGAATATCGACATCAAACAATTCAGAGAGGGACGGAGCAAGGATGCAAACGCTTTACTCTGGGCGTGCATTGGGGAGATTGCGGTAGCTCTTAGAACAGATAAATGGAGCGTGTACCTCTTAATGCTCAAGCGTTACGGACAGTACACGTATATATGTGTTCCACCGCAGGCGGTTGATATGGTCAAAAGGCAATGGCGAGAGGTTGAAGAGATCGGGGACATCAAGATCAACGGCAGAGATGCAATTCAGCTACTTTGTTATTACGGATCATCAACTTATGATGCTCAGCAATTCAGCGCTTTGCTTGACGGAGTAATTAGCGAAATGAAGGAGATGGGGTTGAAAACTCCAACGAGTGAAGAAATGCGCAGAAGCTTGGAAGAATGGGAGAGGATGAATAAAGCATGAGTTCAAAAGAAGAGTTGATTAAAGTAATTAGATCGCTTTCAGGCAATTTTTAGGAGGGCGATGAAATGATAATTATGAATTATGCCTGCACATCATTAGTAAATTTTGATGAGGCAGGATATATATTCGTTGGCAGCGATAAAAAAACCATAAAAGTATGCTTCACAAACAATAGTGGATGTGAACTTGCGAGATATTCGACAGAAGCACAGGTCAAATATGCTCTTGAAATGCTTTACGAGTCGATCAAGGGTGAAGATAGGGTTTTCAGATTTCCGAATGAAAGAGAAATCAATGAAAGAATGAGCGCCGCAAGATTTGCCCACAGCCATGTAAAGACAAAGGAGAACAGACATGGAGGAAGCTAATATCAATAAAGCACTCAATACGTTGGCAAGGCACAAAATGATTGAACGGCTTTACAGGGATATCCTCATCGATATGACTGTATGCGAACTTGAAGGCTGGGACAAGATGGAATATGTCAGAGAATTGCAGGAGGTGATCAATCATTTTAGAAGAAAATAAAAACTATAAAAAAGAGATAGCGGATACCATTCAGGGGATATCGGGTAAATATAATCCGTATCAAATATTCAGAGACTGGTGTGAGATGTATGCTATCTCGATTCAAAACAGTTGCACGCTCTGGCATGATGCAATATGGCAGCACCGGGAGGATATCTATAACTCACTTTGGAACAAGTATGATGAATGCGAACATGATGCTTTTGTTAAAATGACCGGGCTCTATGCGATAGCACTGCATTATGAAATAGGAGATATTCTCGGTGAGATCTTTATGGAATCCGGAGCCGGGAATGCATCAGCAGGTCAATTTTTCACTCCGTTTCATGTGTCAGAAATGGTGGCTAAGATCGGTGTTTCTGAAAATATTTTGAAAGATGAAAAGATACACATGGCAGAGCCTTCTATCGGATCCGGAGGAATGGTTATAGCTACTGCAAAGTATCTTAAAGAGAGGGGCATTAATTATCAAAAGAAACTCAAGGTGGTCGGGCAGGACCTCGATTGGTTAGCAGTTTATATGAGTTATATTCAGCTCTCATTGCTTGGAATTGATGCGATCATCGTTCAGGGTGACACCTTAAAAGATCCATATAAGAGCGGATATCCTCGGAGGAGGGTGATGAGAACACCCAAGAACGTCGGGATGCTGATCCCGGGATGGGAGGTTTAATGGAATTAGTAGACGAAATCATGGAGCACATCGGAAGTTATGTGACGGATCACTTCGCTGTCAGTAATTCAATATATATCATCCTTGATAAGTACGAAATCAAGAAGAAATCAACTGAAATCGTCAAGTATAAAGCCGACACGAATGAAATGCTCATCAAGAAGTTCCTTGTGTCAAAAAAGATTAAAGGTTGCACCGATAGAACGATAGACAACTACAAGAAAAATCTTGAAGCAACATTCGAGAGATTACGGAAAAACGCTGTTGATATCAAGATTGATGATCTTAGAGTCTGGATCGCATACAGACTTCGAGACAATGTAAAAAAAGTTACTGTCAGCAACGAAATCAGAGTAATGTCTTCCTTCTTCACTTGGCTATACGGGGAAGGGATCATCACTAAAAATCCGATGGTTGGAATTGAAACTGTCAAACAGCCGAAGACCAAAAAGAATGCTTTTACCGATGACGAGATTGTAACTATGAGAAATGAGCTCCGGACAACCAAAGAAAAGTGCATTTTCGAAATGCTCCTATCTACCGGATGCAGAGTAACAGAACTCGTCAGCATTAAGATATCGGACATCAACGAAGATGCCAGCATATTAGTACATGGAAAAGGACAGAAGGACAGATATGTATACCTTAACGCAACGGCACGCTTTGCGGTTGACCAGTATGTAAAAGACCGAAAGGACGGATCTATATGGCTATTTCCGAGAATGGTGTCGATAGAAAAAACCGGGGAAAAAGGTATACCACAATGCAGGCATAGCGAATGGTATAAGTATCCGAAATTCGTTAACGGCGAAGATCATGCGGATGCCGGGTCGATTGAGCAATTCGTCCGCAAGCTTGGGAGAAAGGTCGGGGTTGACGCATACCCTCACAAATTCCGAAGGACGTGCGCAACGAATGCGCTCCGAAACGGTATGCCGATTGAGATGGTATCGAAGATGCTTGGGCACGAACAGCTCAGCACTACGCAGATATATCTCGACATCAGCGACGAGAGCCTTAAGTATATGCATGAGAAATACGTCAGATAGGAGGGGAAAATGGCAAATATCAATAACTTAAATCAAAGCCTTATGGCAAGGATTGAGGCTCTTGAAAACGAAGAGCTTACAGACGAACAGCTTGAAGTCGAAATCAAAAGAGCGCAGGCGATCACGAAGGTTGCTGACACCCTTATCGACTGCGCAAGGCTCGCTCTGGATGCACAGAAGCAGTTTGACGAATATGCAACAGGAAGAACAGTAGACATTCCTCTGCTTGGGGTCAGCAACAAAGGACTTGCAGAGGAAAATAAGAACTTGAGGAGGAGACTGGCTCAGCGTGAAAACTTCGATTGAATGGCGGAAACATCCTGAAATGGTTGAGTTCATGATGAATTTTATTCCAGGGCATGAAGAGTACGAAATCCGTGCGGAGTTCCTGAAGAAGTTCGGCATTGAGCTGAGCGAAAGCCAGATCGGGAACTTTAAGCACAATTATCATATCAAGTCCGGAACGGATGGAGGACGCTTCAAGAAGGGGCAGAAGGCTCACAACAAGGGTAAAAAGGTGAGTTCTGAAGTCTATGAGAGGTGCGCTCCGACCATGTTCAAGAAGGGCAACATTCCACACAATCACAGAGAGATCGGAAGTACCAGGATCGACACTGACGGATATGTCATGATAAAGATTGCCGAGCCGAACAAATGGCAACTGTTCCAGCGTTACGTCTGGGAGAAAGAGAACGGCAGAAAGCTCCTGAAAAATGAGTGCGTGATCTTCCTGGACGGAAACAAAGAGAACTTCGAACCGGACAACCTTATGGCGATTAAAAGAAGTGAGCTCGCAAGGGTTAACAAGAATCACAGAATCACGGATGATCCGGAGCTCACAAGATCAGGAGTCTATGTTGAGAGGGTTAAGGAAAT